AGGTGGTGGTTGAGAGAGCTGAGCAGTGTTTATCCTTTAAGGCGTCGACGCTCCAATCTGGTCATGTTTTGCATGATCAAATCGGAGGGCAGCCTGCGGAAAGAACACTCGGTAATCTTTTTCCAGCATCTCCACGGGAAGTGGGGTACGGTCGTCTTCAGTGGGAGAAGGCGGCTAAGAAGTCCGGCGGTCGTTTAAGTACCAAACGATCGGAACCGGCACACAACACACGTCAGTACCTCCAGAAGTGCATTCTGGTACTCGTTGTTGCCTTCGACTTGTATGGTTTTCAGTCGGATTCAGGCTTCCATTTGGAAGGTGTAGAGGGCTCAAAGAAGCGGGTGAAACACACCGCCCTAGGGCTGATCGGCACACTGGATCATTGGGAATCGCAGGTTGTTTCTCTCGGTGACGGAGAACGTAACGCGATGAAGTTCGTCAAGTGGAAACTTGCCGCATTTCGCGCTCACTACGCTCAATGTGACTTGCCCGAGGGACTCAAGACGGCAACTCCAGAGGATCCAGCAGTACTACTGGGAGGTCGTGCGCACAGGTGGTTGCGTTCGCAACTCCGGGTATGGTCACCTGCGGAACTGCATGGCTTTCTAGCGACAATTCGTTCGTCGAAGATGGCTATGCCGCGTCCGTCCAAGGCCCTTTGCCAGGAAGAAGCGGAAGCAGCCCGTGTCAAGCTGACCACAGAGAAACCACACCCTGAAGGAGCATTGCTTTTGCCCTGGGGTGATGTTGAGGAGAACGGCCCGGAGGCGGTCCTTTCTCGCGCTACGGCCCAGGCTCAGCTCCGACGTTCTGTCAAGGAGTTGTTCGCCGGCCAGGTTTTTAGCGCGATTGATCGGATATCGCCAACGTTTCCATCAACCAAGTCTTGTTACGGGAAGAAGCGTGACGAGATGGGTTCAGTGGGTGCCATCGTTCAGGCCCCATGGTTTCAATCTCTGCGCACGAAAGAAACACTTGTCAAGACCAAGACAATTCGCGAGCACTTTGCAGCTAATCCATGCCTGCAGAGTCCTAATCCGAATCCTCAGTTCGTTGACGCGCCTAAGCGCCTTGACCTCCCGTTTGAGAATCGCCCTGTTCCTAGGGTAATTACTCCGGCTGGTTCTGTCAACCAACGTCCCATGCGGCCTTCCTTGCCAAATGGACGTGAACCGAAGAAAGTGCTCGTTGATGACACGGGCCTGCGAGTCCAAGCAGGTCTGCTGTGGAAGCGTGTCCTTGAGGCAGCGGAGGTTGAGAAGCCATATGTGAAAATGGTTTCCCTTCCTGAAGCTTTGAAAATTCGTACCATTTCAAAGGGTCCGCCATTCACGTACTTCGTGCTTAAAGCTTTGCAGAAGTTTATGTGGAGAGTCCTCAAGGTTCACCCGGTCTTTCAGTTGATCGGTAGCCCAGTTGATGCACGCGCCGTTTTTGAGCGCATGGGCAAGCTTTCCCCTGGTAAGTCTTTCCTTTCCGGAGACTACCAAGCAGCAACCGACAATTTTGCACCCTGGGTGTCGGAAACCATTCTCGAAGCTATCAGCGACGAAATCGGTCTTTCCCCCCTTGAGCGCGAGTTGTTCGGCCGTG